CCATCATTTTCTTCTTCAAAATTAATCTGAATTAAAGCAATTTTCTTTGTATTAAATTCACAATCAATACATACATATAATTTTTTAGGTGATTGTTCAGCTTTTTTTATATATGTATTCATAAAATCATTAAAAAATTCAGGATGTTCTTGAAGTGCTTTGGTATTTAATAAATAAACCTTATAATCCTTATTTATTTTAATATTAAACATATCATTATTTATTGTACGAATAGATTTCATCTTATAATTATAAAAGAATAAAAAAATAAAGATTAAAGTTTAAAAAGTATATGATTTAGTGTATGAAACTTTATCTATATATTCTTTTATTAAAGAATATGAAGCTACACCAATATGAGAAAATAATATTCTAAATATTAATCCTTCTAATTCAAACTTACCAATAAAAAAATCATATAAACCAAATGCTAATTGCAGGAAAGTAAAACGTGTAATTGTATCTTTAAAACGTATCATTTCAATTTGATTTTCTTTAATTTTATTATAGCTTTTATACATTATATAAATATATGCAATAAATACGAGTATTAACTTATACATATTATACATATTAAAAAAAATATAGTTTATTCAATTAATTATTATTTTATATATATAAATTATTATATTTCATAATATATATATATGTCAAATACACGCAATATAACATGGATAGTTATAACTGTTATTTTATTCGTATTATTAACACCTGGAGTATTAATAACAATTCCACCATTTCGTATCACTGAAATGAAATGGGCAGCAACTGATCCTTCATCATTACTTCCTATTTTAATACATGGTATAATATTTGCATCAATTTTAGTATCTTTAAAAAGTTTTGTAAGAAAAGTACAAAAAAAAGCTAAAGCTACCGGTCAATCATTAATTAAAACTGTCGCTACCAACATAACTAAAAATGTTAAAAGTGTTGCTTCTAAAGTAACTGGTGGTGCTATTTCTTCTCCATCACCTTCTCCTGTAGCATCTCCTACCCCAACTGTAACTCCCACTACCAGCCCAACTGTAACTCCCACTCCTAATAAACCAGTAACTACAGCTACTTCTAGCCCAGCTACTTCTACCCCTGCAACTTCTCCTAAGAAATAAATTATTTAAAAATATTTAATTAAATATTTTTTAAAAATTTATACATTATCTTCTATTTCTTCTATCTAAGAAGGTTCTTACTGCAGCAACATCATTCGAATTAATTGCAATATTAGCTTGTTCTACTGGTTTTGCTTCTTCTGATACTGTATCTGGTTTTGCTTCTTCTGGTACTGTATCTGGTTTTACTTCTACTGCTTCTACTGCTTCTACTGTATCTGGTTTTACTGTATCTGGTTTTACTACTGATGTAACATCATGTACAATTGTTGGTAATGTTGCTAAACTAGTATGTAAGGGTGCAAATGACATAATTTCATTTTGTTTTTGAAGCATTTGAACTTGAACTTGAGAAAGTAATGCATTTTGTTTCTCTGCTAATGCAGATCCGATTGAAGGTGGTAATGCTTGAATTAATGATTGGTTGGCTTGAATTGCCTGGGCTTTATATGCTTCTGCTTGAGCTTTTGCTTGAGCTAAAGCAGCTTGAGCTTCACTAGGTAATATTGAAGATGGATCATCCATTGCTTTATTAAGTTTTGCTTTGTCAGCTTCTGAAATTGGTAATGCATTTGCAAATTTAGCAATATTTTCTTTATTATCTTTTACTTTATTAATTAATCCACCTAAAGTTCCTCCATTACGCATGTATGCAATAACTCCTGCAATTGCTCCTAATCCAACAATACCAAGTGCAACTGATCCGACTATAGTTGCAGTAGAAGATCCACTAGACATCATTGATGTTGCAAAGCCTAATAATCCACCAGTTGCATTAGAACCTACAGATGGATAAGCAGTGTAATAATATAATGGTGTTGATGTAGCTGATACATTTACAGGACTAGTTGTTGGCCATGCTGTAATCATAAATAAAGGAGTTCCTGTAGCTGTTAATGTTGTTGTAGATGATGTAGTAGGCCATGCAGTAATTTGAAATAATGGTGTACCAGTAAGTGTATTTGTTGATGTAGGTGTTGCTGTTGCAGTAAGAGTTGTGGTTGAAGTAGCAGTTAATGTAGTTGTTGTTGATGAAGTTATAGTTGATGTAGCAGTAAGTGTATTAGTTGAAGATAAAGATGGTGTTGTAGTAGATGAAGCAGTAGGTGGAAGGGCAGTTGGTGAAATAGATGCAACTTCATTACCTACTGTAAAATCTACACCACATACTTGAGGTAAAGATAGCGTAGCAGAATAAACACAAGTTGGATTTTCATTAACACCACTCATCTGCATGGTTGGGCCACAGGCTAAAGTAAGCTTGAAGGTACGACTGCATGTAGGAGATACTGCAGCTTCAGGACCATATAATTGGTAAGTATATTGTCCATTTGAAGATTGATAACCACTAAAAGATCCACAAGGATTTCCTGCATTTTGATTTTGCATACAAGATTGATACATAACTATTGTATAACCAGGTGGATTGAATGTTTGACCATTTAATAAGGTGTACAAGGAAGAAGGACCATTATTAGCAAGAGTGCTTAAAAATGTTGCTGCTAGAGTAACTAATCTAAAAAACATATATATATATATTAAATAATAAATAATAAAATTAAATATTATTTTGATATAATAATTACAATAAAATAAATGTACCTACTAAGGAACCAATAATTAAATCATTATCTAAATTATTATATGTCTTTAATTCTAACTTACTCAACTCCTTAATAATACTCTTTTTAATATCCTTTTTTTCTATCAATAAATTTATAATATAATGAATAACTTCTGTTAAATTATATTCATGCAAATTTATAATATCTTTAATCATTTGAAATTTTTTAATAAAACTATTCTTACTTTTTAATTCTTCTAATATTAATTCTATATCAGATTGATTAATCATATTAAATAATAAATTTACATCATTTGTTTTTGATAATTTTCGAAATGTTGTTAAACATTGCAACATATTTATTCCTTTTCTTAAATCACCATCTGATTTAATAACAATTTTATCAATTACATCATCTTCTAAATCAACTTTTTCTTTATCCATAATATCATATAATTTATCTAATATATAATCTGTATTAAGTGGTTCAAATCTAAAGGCTAAACATCTACTTCTTAATGCTGGAGTAATTTTAGTAATATAATTACAAATCAAACAAAAACGAGTATTTTCTGTATAATTTTCTATAATACGTCTTAGTGCAAATTGTCCATCTAATGTCATTGAATCAACTTCATCTAATATTACAATTTTATACATGTTTTTTTTACTAAACATCTTATATAAATTATTATTAGTTGAACAAAATTCTTTAATCTGTTCTCTTACAACATTTATACCACGATCATCACTGCCATTAAGTTCTAAGATCATATGTCTATAAAACTTACCATATATTTTTTTAGCAAATGCTAATATAGTTGATGTTTTGCCAGTACCAGATGATCCAAATAAAATTATATGAGGTAATGAATTTTTTTCAACCATATTATTAAGAATTGAAATAACTTGAGTATTACCAACAATTTCATTAACACTATTTGGTCGATATTTTTCTATCCATGGTAGTGTATTTACTAAATCATTTGTAGTCATTATAATAAATAGGTATATTAGTTTATATTAAGATTATATAGTAAATTGTTTAAATCTTTATTTTTCATTTTTTATATATACACATAGTATAAATAAATGACACAAATTCCTATTTTATTATCAGTATTAGGAAAATTTAATTTATCACCAAATGTTTTACCTTATAATTTAACTGATTTAAATAAGGATTCCTTACAATTAAGATATGATCAGAATTTACTAAATCAATATTATAAATTTGGTAATGCAATTGCACAGAATTGTTTTTTAAAATTAGATTATATTCCTTCAGAAATTTTTTACAGTAATCGATGGGTTATTGCAAATTTCAATAATAAAGAAGTACTAGTTTTTTATGAGAATGATGGAGATGTAATTATGAGAAAACTATAGTTTTAAATAATAGTTTTTAATGATAGTTTTTTATCTTTATATACCTCATAAAGATATCAAAATAAAAAATTGATTAACTTATATATTATTATAAAGAATTAATAATATATAAATATTATGAGTTTATTTACAAAAAATGATGCTATACTCCAATATGATAAATTAAATAATACTAAAAAAAATATAGACCTATATTTATTTCAAGAGGATGTACATAAGAATGGTAAGAAACAATTCTTAGTAAAATCGACTAAAGATATCTTTACTAAAATGAAGGATAAACGTAATAATCATTATTATGAATTTTGGAAAAAAGATAGTTTATTAAAATTTGCTCTTGACATTGATATTCCTAAAGATAAAATTTCTTATGAACAAAGTCAAGATATTCTTAAGAAGAACATAACAGATACTATTTATTATGCAGAACAATTTTATGATCATGTTTATGATATTTCGGATGTTATTGTACTTGAAACACTTCCACAAGAACTTAGTGATAAAAAATATTCTTATCATGTAGTTTTTGATGGTTTGATTTTTGCATCTCATTTAGTATGTAAAGATTTTTTTAGAAGAATGAAAGCAGAATCTGAAATGTTTGGTTGTGATGAAAGTATATATAACCTAGGATGTCTTAGAATTATGGGATCATCTAAAAAGGGACAAGATCGTATTTTAGCTGCTGTACAATATAAGATTGATGGAAAAAATACTAAAGTTGGAGATGATCTTAATTTTTTTAGGAATTCATTAATTACATTTACAGAAAATATTAAAGGAGATAATTTTATTAGTGAATCAGACATCGAGAATAAACATGAAGATTTAGTAGATTCAAAAGATGCAGAACAATTAATAAAAGCAGATATTTCACAAATTAATATTGAAAGTATTTTAGATAAATTACCTATTGAAATGTGTGATGATTATGCACAATGGATTCGTATTGGTATGATTTTATATAATACTGGTAAGAAAGCAGGTGTAGATTTATTTGATATGTTTAATAAATGGTCTAGTAAATCTAAAAAATATAAAGGAAATGCAGATATTAAAAAGTATTGGAAACAATTAGAGAATAATAAAAGTAAATCTAAAGTTGGTATTGGTAGTTTAATTTTTGAAGCTAAAAAGAATGGAATAGATGGATTTTTTAAGAATGGAAAGAAATCAAATGAAGTTATTGTTAGTGAATATCCTAAAAAGGAAATTACTCTTACTGATAGAAAAGATATCAAATATCTAAATCAACGATATTTAACTCCTGAATTATTTACTGAACATTTTGATTCAAGATTGCTTGCAGTGCAAAGTGAAAAAGGTACTGGTAAAACTTCTAATCTAATTGAAGCATATTTTAAGAATGGATTAATTACAGATGATATGAATATCTTATTAATTTCTAGTAGAAGAACATTTGGAGCAAAATTACTAGGAGATCTAACAAAGTATGGATTTAAACTTTATTCAGATTTTGAAGACCAATATATTACTCATAATAGAATTATTTGTCAAATTGATTCTCTATTACGATTAGATAGAAATAAATATAATGTTATTATTGTTGATGAATGTGAATCACTTGCAAGATATATGACATCCGCACATTTTACAAAAAATAATAAAGCTTCAATGGTAATTAACATGTATCAATCATATTTAAATTCTGCAGACAATGTTTATATTTTAGATGCAGATTTAAGTGATAGATGTATTAATTATTATCAAAAAGTGATGCAATTACCTGATGACGAAGTATCTATTATTGTAAATAAGTACGAACTATATACTGATTACACTGTAAACTACATGAGATTTAATGATTGGGTAAATCAAGTTATGAATGATATTGAAAAGAATAAAAAGCTTGTATTAGCTATGGCATCAAATGCTAAAGGAAAAGATCTACGAGACATAATAGTAGAAAAATATCCTAGCAAAAAAATTCTATTTTTGAATAGAGAAGTAGATGATAAAGAAAAAATTAATATTGTAAGTCATGTAGATGAACAATGGTCTAAATATGATATTGTTATTTACACTCCATCAGTTTGTATGGGTGTGTCTTTTGATAAAGTAAATTATTTTGATGCAATTTATGCATATGGATGTGAAGGATCACTTGGATCTCAAGAATTTTGTCAAATGATTCATCGTGTAAGACATCCTAAAAATAAGATTATCTATTTATCATTTGACAAGTATGAAGAATTTTCAGAAGATAATAAAGTTACGTATGAACAAACTGAAGAATTAATTTGCAATGATTATTATTTAACTAATTATGATATGCATACTAATATTATTCCACATAGAATTAAGAATGTTGGTAAAATGGATAAATATTTAAAATTTGTTGATGGAGGAGTTGGAGAAGTGATTGAATATTCTAATGAAAAAGTAAACTCTAAATCAGTTAAAAAAGAAGACTTAGATTCAGAAATTTCGAGTCACCGCAATCAAAGAGTCATCTATTATCCATATAAACAAGAACCAGAATATGAATTGTATGTAAAGAATTGCATCGAAGTTATCGAAAATAAGAACAACTTTTGTTGGTGTGTTTTTGGTTATTTAAAATTTAAAAATTATAAATTAGAATACCTAAAAGTAGAGGACTCAGTAGTAGTAGAGTATGCCAAATTATTGAGAGAAAAGAAGAAAGAAAGAGTAGAACGAGAAAAGGAAGATTATTTTACACGTATAGTTGATATTCCAGATATTAATGAGAATGAATATTACGAACTTAAGAGAAAACGAGAAGAATTAAGAACGGAAGAAGAAAGAATGAAAATGAAAAGATTTCAATTTAAACGATGTTTTGATATTGAAATATTTGGTGAAGATACTGAGAAAACTAAACAATTATTTGAATTGTATGATGATCCAATGAAGAAGAAACATTTTAGAAATTTGAGATGTATTCTAAGTACAGATGAACAAAAAACAGAAGATAAATTAGTTAGATTAAGAGATAAAATTAAGAATGATAATTATCGTAAGAGTGCTTATGCAGATTTAATTTCAACTAATTTTTATACAACTCATAAATTTGCAAATGATTTTATTGATATGTTAGGTTTTAATATTAATGATTTATCCAAAACAATCACTCAAGATGAACTATCGATGAGAATTGAAGATATTAAAGATGCTTACAATGATGAATATAATAATATATGCTATAAATTTAACTGCAAGATTAAAAATAAGAATTTTGTAGAACTAGATGATAAAGAAGGCTTAATGTTTATTAAGAAAATTATTAATAGTCAATATGGATTTGAGATTAAGAAAGATACTGATAGTTATAAAATGGTTATTCCAAATGAAGGTGAAGTTAATATGTGGAATAAATTGTATGAATATAAGAATAATAAAGCAGCAGTAAATGAAGGATTAAATGATTTGATTAAACCAATTAATATAAATGATCACTTAGATGAGGTATTTATTGAAGATTAATTTATTAGATTTTTAGATTTTTAGATTTTTAGATTTTATAATATATATAAATAGTTATTAATATATATTATAAAGCATACAGCATGTTCTCTTTAACTAATTCATCTCCTAAAATTGACCAACCGAAAAATTTAAATTTACAATTAAAGGCACATCAAAAAACTGCTATTTATCATATGAATAAACTAGAAACTGATCGATATATAGAACATGATTATGATGAAGATGGATTTTCATTATCATATTATCAATTAAAGACCCTTGGATTAGTACCAAATGATATTAAAAATATCAAAATTAAAACTTCATATGGAATATTAGCTGATAAAGTAGGTAGTGGGAAGACATTGATGGTTGTTGGTTTAATTAATAATAGGGTTCAATTACCGGATTGTGAAAAGATATTATCATCAGCATTATATAGTAGTATTACTATTCAAGATAATAAAAAATGTTTAAAAACAAATTTAATCCTAGTACCACATTCTTTGACATCACAATGGGAAGAAGCATTTAGTAAATCAAGTTTAAAGTATTATGTTATTTCTAAACGTAAAGATATTGATTATCTAGAATTTGACGATTATATTGATGATGTTTGTGAAGCACTAGTTATTAATGAAGATCAATGTTTACAATATTATGATGCAATTGTTTGTAGTGCTAATATGTTTTCAGACTACTACGATAAATTTAAACATACCAAGTATAGTAGAATTATTATTGATGAAGTAATTCAAATTAAACTACCAACTGATTTTAATTGGTGTTGTAATTTTGCATGGTTTATTACTGCAACTCCGAGTGGATTATATTATGTTAGAAGACATTATATTAAAGAATTAATTGGTGGTATGTCATCATATCATAATCTATTAAGTGTAAAAAATAATGATGAATATGTTAATGACTCAATGAAATTACCGAATATAGTGTATAAGAAGATTAAATGTTTAACACCCAAAGAACTATTAATTATAAAAGATTTTATTCCTACTGAAATTGTTAATATGATTAATGGTAATAATATTCAGGAGGCATTAAAACGATTAAATTGTAATATTGATACAACAGATAACATCTACAGTATTATAACTAAAAGAACTCAATTAGATATAGATGACGAAGTGGCTAAATTAGAATATATTCAGAAAAAAAATTATGTAGATCCGGAATTAAAGAAGGATAATATAAAAACATCTGAAGAAAAAATTAAAAAATTACAAACTCGTCTAAAAGATATCAAAGAAAGAATCGAAAGTTTTAAAGACGATAATTGTCCAATTTGTTTTGACAATAGTAATAAGCCGGTAATTGTAAGTTGTTGTAATAATATGGTTTGTTTAAAATGCTTAGTTAATGTAAAAAATTTATGTCCATTTTGCAGAATAGTTATAACAACTGATAAGATGAATATTTTAGATAATACAATTAAAAATAAACCAAAAGAAGATAAAAAAGAAGAGAAACTTAAAAACAAGATAGAAAATTTAATTAATTTAATTAAATCTAATATGAAAGGAAAATATTTAGTGTTTAGTTCTTATGATGAGACTTTTAATGATATTATAAAAGAATTTGATAAAAATAAAATAAGATATTCAACAATTTTGGGGAGTGTATCTCATATTAATAATGTAATTGATGATTTTACTTCAGGAATAATAAATGTAGTAATGATGAATGCTAAACATTATGGTTCTGGATTAAATTTACAAATGGCGACTGATGTAGTATTATATCATGAAATGCCTAAGGAACTTGAGACTCAAGTTATTGGAAGAGCTCAACGATTAGGAAGAACAACTAGTTTAAATGTGCATTATTTATTGCATGAAAATGAAAAATGTAATAGTGAAAGTGGATTAAGTTATGAAGCAGAAGATTTTAGAGGTGGGGATGAAGAGAATATTATTTAATTATTCATCACCTCCCTTATTAAACATTGGTGCAATAAATTTATCATAGGTTAAATAACTAGAAATAATAAAATAATAAATTAAAATAAAAGTTAAAAGAAGTAAAACAATATTAATTAATTTTTTTAGTGTTTCTTTATTATTATTAGTTAATTTTATTTGAGATTTTGAAGAAACTGTATTCATTTATATATATTATAAATATAATTTTTTTAGTATTATATTTTATATATATGGAATCTTATAAACAAAAGTATTTAAAGTACAAAAACAAATATCTTGAATTAAAAGGGGGAGCAAATATGCATCATTATAAAAATAAAAATTTAGGATTAAATGGAGGGGCTGTACCAGATGCTGCAACAATTGCAGCATTAAGAGCATCATTATTGACAGCAGCTGATATAAGAACTGCTATTTTAAATAATGGACGTGTATATAATACATATCATTTATATGAACCAATTGCAGGAAATCCACTCCAAGAAAATTCAGTATTAAGAAAATTAAAAGCAGTTCCCCATCCACTTAAGAGAGCAGATCATATAATTAATTGTGAAGATTTTAATAATATTTATTTTACTAGTGATATCCATTCAGATTATCGTAAATTTATTCAAATATTAAAGTCAATTAATATGGTAAGAAATCTAGATGATTATGAAGAATCGTATGATGTTTTAAATCCAGCAAATCCTCGAAATAATGATATTTATGATTTAAGAATAATAGAAGATGTTGATTGGAATTTAGGAGAAGGTGTTCTTTTAGTAATTGTCGGAGATATTGTTGATGGTAAACGTGATATAGGTCAACAAGTAGATGATAATAGAGGTAATTTTGAATTTTTATTATTATGTTTTCTATATAATTTAAGAATAAAAGCTCGAATACAAGGTTCAGAAATTTTATATACTATTGGAAATCATGATTTTCATACAGTAATTGAAAATCATTCTCCGATTCGTTCTTTGTTTCTAGGGATTTATGTAACTAATGAAGCAAATATTTTTTTTAATAATCACATTTATAGAAAACGAGCATTATATCCATTTTTTGATTTAAATCCTTATTATTTATTAACTTTTAACGTTGGCGGTGTCCCACAAATGGGATGTATTCATGCAGGATTTCATAGACAAACTGATGCATTCGGAGAAGATGCTGCGACAAGACAATTAAGATTTAGAATAGAAGCACTTCAAATGGGAATTAATGCTGGTAACAGATTAGATTCAATAACTAATCTAGATTTTGATTTAGTTAGATCAGGTGATGGATTAGAATTAAACGATATTGGAGGTGGATTATGGGCAAGAACATATGGTTTTCAAGGTCCTGCTCGTGGAGCCGCTGATCCAGTTCGTAGACCTGGTCAACCACTAAATATGGGAAGTTGTAATCGTTTAACTGCTGCTGATTATCCTTTTATTGTGGTTGGTCATTGTCCAACTACACATACAGTTGATAGACCATTAGATATTATGTTTTATGATCAAGAATTACCTGCAGCACAACGTAAATATCAAGGATGTTCTATTTTTGATGGAAAATATTTTACTAGCCATACTAATGGTCAAGGTATAGGTCAAAATTGGATAAATGAATTTGCTTCTGATCTATATGATCCAGTAACTGATACAAAACAAATTTATGATAATACACGTCCTCAAGACTATGTAAAAACTGCTGCTAATAAATATTTAGAAAATGGTATTGGTTGTGTAGTAACTGATTGTGAAGATGCTAATGGAGCTCCAAGACTTGCTTTTGTAGATACTGCTATGTCTAATGGATTTAGATATGGAGTATCAAGAAAGGATTACCTTGATGCATCTGCTGCTATTACTGCTGCTGCTGCTGGTGGTCCTGCATCTACTTACGCTCAGAGAAATAAAGTAGCAGAAGACAGAATAAAATTAGATAATAAATTACGAACAATAAAAATTCTAAAATTAACACATGTAAAAAGAAATCCTGTTCTAGGAGCACCACCTGTAGTACCAGGTCCAAATGTAAATGAAAGATATTATAATAAAATAGAAAGTGTTTCTGCTGGTTTAGTACAAGCTGGAGTAGCATTACCTGCTCCAGTTATTCTTTATGAATCTCCTCATGCTGTAGCAGTAGAAGCAGCAAATGCTGCTGATCTAGCAGTGCCAGTCATCGCACCATAAAATAAATGAATTAAATACAACAAGCAATTCCGTCAACTAAATCTCTTGTTCTAGTATACCATTTAGAATTCAAATTACTAAAACTAATTAGTTCTGGATTATTAGTTGGTATTTTTATTTTTATTAGATAATAATTTAATTCTGGATTATTATCAATAAACTTTTTTCGAAGATTAGTTAACATACTAAATTGAGTTTCTGAAAGTCTATCTAATTCTGATGTATTCATTGATGGTTTAATTGGACGTTTTGTTTTTATAAGATCTAATTTATCATCTTTATAGCTAGTTATCCAATGATAAATATTTGATTGGTCTACTTTCTTTTCCATAATTTCATAATTTGGAATGGTTTCAAACTCGTGATTAGTTTCTAATTGATCAGCCATTTTTAAATAATCTGTATTATTTGTATTGACTCTTATATAAGATGCTACTTCATTGCGATATTCTGGATCATTAAAGTAAATAGAAATTTTTGTACTATATCTATCAATCTGTTCTATCCAAATTTTGTAATCGTGTACATATTTTACATAAGATGCTTTATATGCATTATATTTTTCAGTATATTCTGAAAGAATTGCTGATATATCGTCTGATATTATTGTTAAATCAATTTCAAGTTTAATAATTTCAAATTGAATTTTTGAAAATATTTCTACTAAATTTTTTGCATTTAGGAATATCTTAAGAGAATCTTTGAGTTCATTAAGATATTCTAGTTCAAGAGTTCCTAAAAATGGAACCCCTGTTATCTCACCAAAATCATTGATTCCAATATATAAAGTAGCATAAGGATCTTCACCTTTCATATTTCCAAAAGCCGAAATATATTTAGGTACATAAAATTTGAAATAATGATTTAGATTGCTTAGAATAACATCATTGAAATTTTCAATTAGTTTACCAGTCTTTACAAGTTCAATAATTTCTTCTACTGTACAAAAAGATATTGGATCTTGTTTTATTGAGAATTCTTTAAATTCATCAGTCTTTGACTCGGGCTTACCAATATTACCTCCTAGAACATGAGCCATAAAGTTCTAAGTGTTTAATGAACCTAATAGTCAATATGAATATAAGTATAAATTTTCAATTTTATAGGTATATTCTTTTTTTAACTAATAACTATTTAAAAATATAAATTTTATTAAGTATATAATGAAATTTATATGCTATAATTTTTTACCAGTATTAGCTGATTATATATTTGATTTACCTATAGACAGATATAATGAATACGGAA